ACCGGGCAATGTGCAATGGATAGACAAGCGTCTGCAACGGTTCAAAAACAACTTACCAGATGCAGACTTTATCGCCATCTGCCAGAAAGTCGCCCGTCACCAAGCCACAAAGAAGTTCGGCAAGGTGCCGTCGTTCCAGGAGTGGAGCACTAAAACGACTGGCGGGAAATCTGATTGAGAAATGCGTCGAAGGCTTCGATCATCTGCTTTTCGGTCGGGGCCTTCTTTACGAATTGCTTCTTGCTCTTCTCGACAACAGTTTCGACAAGCGTTCCATTGTCCCACACCCAAGCCTTGCCTTCCATGATTCCCTGAACGAAAGCAGATGGTGCGGAAGGATCAGCTACGATGTCTGCGGCTGTTGCCAAGTAGAAATCGTCCTGCACTTCCTGGATACCACGGCTATTCTCTTTGAGGCTACCCATGCCACGGCTGGATACACCGAGCTTGACACCTTCGTCAATTAGGTTCTTTACGATCTTGCCATTCGGAGTATTCAGGATTTTTGCCTTGCCGATGAAGTTGTTGCCTTCCTTGAACAAATCGACAATCAGATGGCTGGCACGATCCAGGTTGATCGTCGGACCATCCGGGTGACCAAGTTCACCAAGCGCACGGTGTTGTGCAACGTAGGCGCTATGGTAGCGACTTACTTCTCTTTCGAGGATATCGAGAGGGTAGACACGTCCGTTACGGTTCTGGAGGTTGGCCTGCAAGAACACTCCCTGAATGAAGTAGTTCTTTCCTGGGCCTGAGCCTTCACTTACAGCTTCGACAATGATGTTGTCGTTTTGTTCACAGATCATTTTCAACATTTTCATTTTCTCCTTTCTACCTAACGGTTCTATTATTTAGTGTCTTTGTTCAACTTATCGAGCTTTCCTTGTAACAGGTGCTTGGTAATGTGCTTGGCTACTGAGGTTCCCAATCTGCTTTTTCCGAATAAGGCTGTCGTTCCCGCTTTAATCAATCCTTGGTTGCCCTTGCTTTGTTGCTTGATTTTCTTCGTCGCCATCGACCGCTTCTTTTTCAGTTTGCCTGTCTTTGCTCTCAAGACACTTTGTCCGGTCGAGAGTTCAGCCTTCACAGCTTTCAAATGGGCGGCTGCGTGGGCGATGTCGCTCTTTGACTTCCCCGATGTCTTTGCAGCTTCGTGATCTTTTGCGGCCTGTGCCCAACGTTCTCTTGCCTTCTTCAAATGAGCCTTGATGTGCTCATGGTGCATGTCAGAAAAATATTGGTGATATTGGGCCTTGTTCGGAACGACCGGCTTGCCGTTGATATCTTTTTCGACACGAGGCAGAGGATCGGCTTCCTGGAGGTCAACCGATTCCTTTACGGATTTCTTTTCCTTGGGAGCATAGCTCTGATAGCAACGCATACACTCCTTGTTGTCCATCAGGTAGCTGGTTGGTTTGCCGCATCTCTTGCAGCCATTCACAAAGTCTTTCTTCCACTCGAAAATGGAAGCGATTTGTTGGAGCACCATTGCTTCGAGCATGGCTTCGGCTTTGGCACGCAGCCGAACTTCAATATGTTCCTTGATGCGATCTTTCTTGACAACGCCATTAGCCTTGGTAATGGCTGTGCCGTCATCGTCACCGGATTCGAGCGCACCATTAGCGACATGAACCCACTGACGCTTTTGTTTGTCAGTGAGTCCTTTATTGTGTCGCTCTACGTCATCAACTGTCCAAGGCATGTTATTTGGTATTTGCCAATCTTTGTTTGTCTTGTGCCAACTTCAATCTGTCCTTTGCGGCCTGGAGAGTCTGCTTGAACTTTACAGGGTCTTTTGCGGTCGAAGCCTTGGCCGATAAAGCCTGAACCTTCGCCTGAGCAGTCTTGACAGCATTAGCAGCATTTTGCTTTTTTGCGTTATTGCCTGCCGCTGGTTTCGCTGGAGTTTTCATCACTTCTAGCAAGTCGGCAGCAATGCGCTTCTTCTCTTCAGCAAGAGCCTTTGCGAGTTTCTTGCGAATCAACTGTTCGATTGCGTTCATGGTTTACTTTACTCCCCGTTCTCTTTTAGTTAGCTTCAAATAGGCGCTACGCATTGCCTTGTGATTGATTGCGTCTTCTTCGTGGTCACGGCCTTCTGGATGTGTATGGTGAGCGTAAGAGAGCTTACCCATCTTGTGCAGCAGTCCTGCGCCGCCGTCATGCAAATGATCTTTCATGTGCTGCTCAACCTTACCATCGAAGTCGTGATGGACCTTCGACAAGTGCGGATGCAGATCGACCATCTTGCCCTTCTTGGTCTTTCCGGCTGCGCTTGTGTGCGTGAAGGTGTTGTCCTTCTTGTGCCAAGTTAAAGAGTGTCCACCAGGATGTGTCAGGTGCATTTCGGTATCGCTGTCGCTCTTCGGCTTGTAAGCGGACAAATGCTTCGATTTTGCCGGATACGGAATCCCCTTTACTTCTTCGGTCAGGTTGTTGTTTACGTGTTCCGAGAAGCTGTGGATTGACGACTTAGCCTTGGAAGCTGGTTTATCGTCCCACGGAATGTCAAGATCATGATGGAAGGCGTGCTTTCTGAGAGCCTTCTTTTCATCGTCGCTCTTTGCAGAGTGCCACTTCTTGTTGAATTCGGCTTGACCGGCTGCTCCCTTCTGACGGGCACGAATCTGGTATCCGTCCATCGGAATGGCTGCTGCGGCTGCTGCCTCGCCCATGTCGTGAATTGGAGACTTGCTGCCCTTGGACACATAGTTCTTCGGCCACGGCATACGAACGTCGTTCTTCCAATCGGCTACTTTCTTGGCTTTCTCTGCTGCGGTTGGCTTTGCCTTTTCAGCTTCGTTGAAAGCGTGAGCAGCTTTGTGGAATTCTCCAGTGTCCTTGTACTTCTTCTTTACAGAATCACTCCACGGGGCCTTTCCGCCACCCTTCATCTTGTAGTAGCCATGATCCGACATCTTCTTGCTTTGCTGCCAGTAGGCTTTCTTACCCTTCCAGTCACGAAACGCCTGAGCATGGTCTTCGGATTCGGCAACCGCCTTCTTTGCCTTCGGCTTCGGAGCGTGCTGATCCATCATCTTTTCGACGTGTGGAAGCAAGTGACGTGCGGCCTGCGTGCGTGTAGCGCCAGAAACATGTTGTCCATGTTTCGTGCCATGCGCCTTTCCAAAATAAGAAGCCTCAGAATTCTTGACAGCGTGTGTCAGACCTTTTACGGCCAATTCTTTGTCGTAGATGCCCTTGGCCTTCTTCTTGGCATAGTTCTTCGCCCATGTGTGAAGGTCATGCTGCGCCCAACCGCCGTGGTGTGCATCCATGTTTCCAGCATGAAACTCATGGTGATTGTGAAGAGCTTTGTCGGCCAGTTCTTTCGCTAAGGGATGGTCAACTTCCGATCTCTCGTTCAGTTGTTCCTTGCTTGCCCATGCAGCGTCAATCTCTGCATCTTCTTGGATCTTGTTTTCAGGAGCGTTGTCGAAAGACATACCAAACGTTTCGGCAGCTACCTGTTTGCGTGTCTCGTCAATCGCCTGGACAGTCTTTTGCTTCAACATCGACTCGATAGCCGACGTAATTTCGAGAGCGTTGTTCTCCTTTAGCTGTTCCATCAACGTGTGTGGCATGTTACTCTTCCTCTTCTACTGATTCTTCAGTTCCGTAAACTTCTTTTGAAACCACAGCTTTGTGTTCCTTCAGGTAAGCAAGAGTTTTCTGTTTGAGAACGGTCTCAATCAGCGCTGTGGCGTTGGTTGCGTCACCCTTTTTGATTGCTTCTAAGAAAGTCATAATGTCTCCTACTTGCCTTTCAGTTGCTCTTCCAGACTACGAAGTGCCTGCTTGCGCTTTCCTGTCGGATCGCCCTGTGTTGCGATTTGCATGTGCAGCATCTTGATCTTGGATTCGATTGCGGTCGATTCCTTTACAGGATGTGCCTGCGGTACAAAAGCCTTGTGCATTCCAGCGTTACCGAACTTCTTCTGCTTCAAAGCTGCGAAGGTAGGCATCTTTTGAGCCTGTCCGAACTTTTCGTTCTCTTCCATGCCGCCTTTCTTCGGTGGGAAGCCGCCCTTCTTAGGGGCTGCTGGCTTCTTCTTGAAGTTGTCGAAGTCGTCGCCGTCATCATCATTGGTGATAGCGTCGGGATCGTTGTCTGGATTTCCGTCGTCTCCAGAATCATCGTCGGACGGTTCATCGAATGACTCTCCTTCATCGTCATCCTCATCACCGTCGTTGCCGCCGAAGTTGTTGTCATCATCTCCAGAATCATCGGCACCAGCGAAGTCCTGATCGGTGTCCTGATCCGGGTCCATGTCGTTGTCGCCGTCTTGATCTGGATCTACATCTTGATCGTCCATGTCAACATCTTCGTCATCGCCACCCTGTGGAGGGAATCCGCCCTTTCCGCCTTTCGGTGGGAACGGCTTCTTGCCACCCTGCATTGGCTGCTGTTCATCTCCAGGTTCCTGACTCATGTCGTCGCCACCCATGTCGTCAGTACCATTCAGATGTCCAGTGAAAATTGCCTTTACCAGCTTGGCCTGAGACTTGAAGAATTTGCGATTATCCTTTGCCATTGTTGCGAGTTGCTTCATGGCATCCATCTTTTCTTCAGGTCCGAGGGCCGGGTCTTTCTTGATAACCGCACGCTGTCTACGAAGCTGCATCAACATCGTGTTACGCATCTTCTTGATACGGTTCAATTGGTCTTGAACATAGGTAATGATCTTGTTCAATGCCGGGTCTACACCAGCCTGCATGACTGCTTCCGTCATGAACACAGTATCTTCGGCATCGTCTAGACCAAAGCCAAAATCTTCGGCCATCTTGATTGCCTTCTTACCGTCTTCACGTTGCTTGCGCTTACCGTCAGCCTTGCGTTCTTTGCGAGACCATGACTTGTGCTTTAGAGCTTCCCCGAAAGGAACTTTCTGTTGAGGCTGGCCGTCAGAATCGTCATCCTCATCGTCGTCGGAATCATCTTCGTCTGAAGTGTCTTCGTCTGGATCGCTATCGTATTGATCGTCGGAGTCGCCATCTCCATTACCATCAAATCCAGAGTCGTCGTCTTCATCGTCCGAATCATCGCCGTCTTCGTCACCGATTTCTAGGTCAGGATCTTGGTCGTCGTCTTCACCGTTGCTGCCGAATTGACCACCTTCATTTCCACCACCGAAACCGCCGTCTTGGTCTTCGTCATCGTCTCCGAGATCATCGTCATCCATGCCCTCTTCGCCGCCTTGACCATCTACATCACCATCGAACTGATCCGAATCCTCATCGCCTTCTTCTTTGCCGCCGAAGCCGTTTTCATCATCACCGTTCATCTGATCTTCATCGCCGTTGCCAGCTTGACCGCCATTGTCGAAGTCGCTGGCGTCGATAGTGTAGGCGTCCTCATCGTCAAACGGATCGTCTACCTCTTCTTCTGCGCCCGGAACAGCACCTTCAGCGCCGCCCTGTTGATCGTCGCCCATCATGCCATCTTCGTCGCCGCCCAACTGATCGTCAGACATTGCGCCGTCTTCGTCACCGGCCAATGGCTCTTCGCCTGTATCATCGTCACCAATTTCCAGGTCTGGATCTTGGTCGATATTCACGCCGTCCATTGTGGACGAGCCGCCGCCCATTCCACCCATGCCGCCTTGCTGTGCGTCGAGTCCATGCGGTCTGCCGCAAGTCGGACATGCTGCTCGTCCCGAACCCTTGCAATACGGGCAGGCATCTGCGTGGCTCATGCCTTGCGGATTGCCAGAGGTTCCGTACTGGTCTGCCGGTCCAGCGGTCATGCCGCCGAATGCCTGCGAATTCTGGACGTTGTTCAGTTGAGGATCTTGACCGGACTGGTCGAGCGGAGCCGTCTTATTGATGCTTGGGCCAGCAGGAGCCATCGTTGCTAGGCTAGGATCATTGCCCTGTGCTGTAGTTGGTGTCGGACCCTGTGTTGGAGCCGTAGGAGCCATCGGCGGGGCCGCTGGAGAAGGAAGCTGAGTCTGTGTGCCACGTTCCATATTTGCCTGTGTCGAGGCATTGGCGATTGGAGTCTGCACGGTATCCTGTGCTCTCCAGTTGTGATCCACATAATCAAAAAATCTTTGCTTGGTTACGTCATCCTGGAAATCTTCGGGACCAGACACACCAAACTTCTTCAAGGCATTTGCAAAGAACATCGCATATGCATTGTCGGAATCGTTCATGTAGTCCGGTTGTTCATCGGCACCGTAAAATTCGACTAGGCTTCCGTAAGTCTTACGAGCGACTTCGGTTTTTGCTTCAGAGATGGACTTTACGAGCTTTTTTGCGAGAGCCTTTTTGACAGCAAAGACGGCTTCACTGGATTGTTTTTCCGCAATAAGTCCGACAATATTTTTACTCATGTTGATATAGCTCTCCCGAATGGATATTTATGATTTTCCGTCCCTTATGCCACTTTTGTTACGCCAGTTTGAGTCTTCAGAACTCTTTGTCTCAACCTAGATACCCCTGTTTGTGTCTTAGAAGTTATTGAGAAACCTGTAGGAACCCATTCTTCTAACCAAGCCTCGTACAAGTCTTCTGGAAAATCTCCTGCAATCCAGACCCCGCCAGAAGCCTCAAATACCTTACCGTTACAGTGATTCAGGACAAGAAACCCATCTGGTGCTCCATCGGTTGAAGCTCCAAGTTCTCGATCTGAATTTCCAATGCGATATGCAATTCCCGGACCTGGACCGACATCCGGGGATTGTCGTGGCCGCAAAGGATTCGTCGGCGTCGAGTTGAACCACCGATCAAACAGGGTCGGATCGACTGCATCAATGTTCCCAACCGATCCCCATGTCGTCCAAATTCTGTATACTGCTGGTGTTCCAGTCAGATGAGAAGTGGCAACAGTGTTTTTCTGACCACGTACCACAGTAAGCGTGTTTCCAGACTTACTGACAACATTCATAATTTCGTTGTCAATCTGAATGAATGCGTTATTGCTTCCGGCTGGAAATGAAGTCCCGCTGGTAAGATGGACCGTTGTATCCGTTACATTCAACGGAGAAGTAATGGTTGACGACGCTACCTGAACCGACTGAAAGACGTTTCCGTTCGTCTGGTTATAGACGAGGAATCCATCAGGTGCTTCTGAGAATTCCATGACATTCCTATCGGTCGTACTGATTCGATAGGTAAGTGGAACCTCTCCGTTCAAAGGAATGGTTGTGGCTAACGGTTTTGCCGCAGAAGCCCCTAGCTTTGTGACTCCACTTTGTGTCTTGGATGTTGACATTTACTGCTCCGATGGTGTTTCTGGATTCTCTTTCAGTCCGTAAGGAACCTTCTTCTTCTCACGCTTGGCTTTCCAGCCTTCGGCCTTCGGTAATTGATTTTCGACAGGAGCCTCTGTTTCTAATGGTTTTTCGACCTCAGACACAAGGTTTTCGACAACTACCTCTGTTTCTAACGGTTTTTCAGGGACCACAACCGGAGCCTGCACCAGAACAGTGAAGTCCTTCTTCTTGATAAAACTGGTATTGGCACCAGCTATCTTCTTCAATTTAGAAGTGTCCTTATTGACCACTTTCTTCTGTGGTGGTGCTGCCGGATTCAGCTTACGCTTACTCGGGCCATTCAATTGAATGCCATAAACTACCTGCGCCATAATGCCTCCACGTTTCTAGTTACTTTCTCGGTTGGCAAGTCATCGGGATCGACGGACTCGTCTTCGTCGCCGCCTGCTTGTGCGGCCATTTGCTGTTGCAGAGCGGACGGAGCTTCTTCGTCGTCATCTCCACCATCAGCTTGCTGTTGCATGTCGGCGGGCATTTGTTGTGGTGCCGACTCTTCGTCGTCTTCACCTTCACCGCCACCCTCACCACCTTCGTCTTGAGGACCGCCCATCTGATCGCCGCCCATTTCTCCACCCATGTCACCGCCCATACCGCCACCCATCATTCCACCCATTGCGCCGGTCATGGCTTCGAGTTGCTGGTAACGAGGATCGGACTTCTCTTTGAGCATCTGTGCGTCAAGTTGCTTCATCTCTTCGTCAGTCTGCATCAAGAGATTGCGGCGTACCCATTCCCAGGAGACGAGCTTACCTGCATAGTTCACAAAGCGGTCTACAGCCGAAACTCTCTGTTGAATGATTTCCAGAGTCTTGAGTTCTGTATAGTAAGTGTCTTTCAGGAAGCTATAGAAAACCTTCTGACGAATTGCTCTCCAGTCTTCCTTTGCGATGATGCCCTTCAACATCAACTGTGTCGAAAGCAGAACGTCGAAAAGCTCTGTGAAGCGATTGCGAAGTCTGTGAATGAACTTTCCAAATTTGACTTCTTCACGAGTGATGGCTGCGCCTTCACCAAAAGACATCGTAGATTCGGACTTCAGACGGCTGACGGGAACGTTCAAAGACTGATACAGCTTCTCCTTGAAGTATTCGATGTCGGCCATTTCGCCAAGATTTTCTCCACCTGGAAGAGTGCTAATTTCGGTTCCACGACCACCTTCTCTACGAGGCAACCAGTAATCTTCCATGAAGCTAAGAAATTTTTTGTCTTCTCTGATCTCGCCTGTCGTTGCATCATAGACCATCTTGTTTCTGTACTTGGACATGATGTCTTTCAAGTACTGTTCGGCCTTCTGCTTCGGCAGGTTTCCTACGTCGATGTAGAAGAGTCTACGTTCCGGCGCACGACTAAGACGATAGATGACCGAAGCGTCTTCAATCATGGTCAACATGTTCGATGGCTTCAGGGCTTTGTGAAGATAACCCAGGATCATCGTATTGTTCGTTTCTTGGATGCCGCTGTGGACGTAGCAAATCGAGTCCCACGCAATCTTGACGCCGGTTGTCGCTGTCGTAGCATCGGTGCCAAATTGATTGTAGACGTAGTATCGCTGCTTCTCTTCCTGCATCGGAATGCCGCCGAGACCAACATAGGTGTCAGTCTCAATGACCGGCTTGATGCGGCGAGGATCGATGTAACGAATTTCCTGAATACCATCACGTGGGTTTTCGTTGTTGATGATGATGTGGAAATAGAGCCGCCCGTCGATGTACCAACGCCTGAAGATGTCTTGCCCTTCATTGTTGAAGTCAAGAAGGTTCAAGATGTTCTCAAACTCTTCTTGGATCTTCTTTACGATGTCATCCGAATAGTTGAGCTTGTCGGTGACGAGTGCCACTGGAGACTTCTCTTCTTCTGTTATGATTGCCTCGTTGACGATCTCACTGATTGCGCCTTCGACCTCCGATCTCTGCGCCATTTCACGATACTTCGTAATCAGTTCAATCTCATTCTTGACAATGCCGTCTAGGTCAACTACAGATGCGTATGCGCCACCTTGTTCGATGACAATTGCACCGTCATCGTTTTGTGGTGGTGCGAAGGAAGGAATTTCGGATTGTTGTGTTCCCCTGTTCTTATCTTTGAAAAGGAAACCAAAAAGATTGTAAGCCATAATATCTACTTGTATTTAGGATGTATGAAATACAGGCTCTCAAAAGCAAAAAGGCTTGGCGCATCTCTGCTCCAAGCCTCTCTGTATTAGGATGTTGAACCGAAGAGTTAGACCGTGGTCCGTGCTTCCCACCAGTCGTACTGCAAGGTGACTTGGAAGTCTTCGATCTGATCGTTTGCGTCCCATGCCAAGTCAATCTGAGTGACAGCGGACGGCCAGCAACCAATCATGTCGTATTCCTTGATGATGTCGCCAATCTTGCCGAACTGCTGAACGGTACAATTGACCTTGAAGCCAGCGGTCAACTGAGCGGCAGGATTACGAAGGTTGTTGAAGTGACCATTGATAGCGTTCGACCAAGTTTCAAAGGCATCACGAAGCTCGAAGCCTTCGTCATTGATGACGGTGACTGTCCATTCAGGGAACGTACGGTCACCCGGCACCTTGATCTGACGACCGAAGTACGGCACAGGCACGACACCCATTTCTTCCGGTGGCAAGGAAGCTGCCTTGCACATGAAGGTGAAGTTTTCGGTCTGCGATGTTGCTTGCGAAACAGCCGGGAACGGCAGGATCACTTGGAAGAGATTCTGCTTTGCGCCTTGGTAGATCAGTTTCGATCTGAAATCATTTACTGTAAATGGCATGTTGTTTTTGTAACCTCTCTATATTTAGAAGGGGTGTTGGTAAGCCCCGTTAGAACTTACCAACAATCTCCGAAAAGTCTACACCAGTTCTTACAGCAATGAAGTTCAACTGGATGAAGTTAATAGAACGTGCAGGCTTGATGTAGATATCGCCCACAAATTGATTCGAGTCGATGATTTCCGGTGTGTTGTTTGTTTCATCGCACACAACACGGAAGTCGTAGATACCACGGCGACCCATAACTTCACGCAGGTAAGGCTCAACCATGTTCACGAACTGAGCACGTGTGAACTGATCGTTGAACTCGAACAGAGTGAACTTAGAAGCGGTTGCAATTGCCTTCTCAATCACGATGAACAGGCGGCGAACGTTGATGCGGTCAAATGCACTTGGCTTTGCCAACATCGTCTTGTCACCGAACAACAGGGTTCCCTGTCCAGGATCGGAAATGACCGGGTTCACGCCAGCCTGATACAGAACGTCTCTGTAAGCCTTGCGTGGGTTCCATGCCAGACGAACAACGTTCTGGATGAGACCACGGTTGTAACCAGCGGGCGACCACCACGGATCACGCTGTGTGTCGGTACGGACGCAGAGACCGGCAACGTCACCATTGAGCGGAACCCAACGGTAGATGTCGGAATACTTGTCGTACTGATACTTCCAACCACTGTCTGCAACAGCGTAAGAAGAGCTTGGCAACTGGTCACGCCATACCACAATGTCTGCGGCTTCGTTTCCAGCATTGTCAACAACCAAGTCCTTCGGCGGCGAGACGAAGGCAACGCAGTCCTTACGGAACTCAGCAATGACGCTAATTGCGTACTGCTGAACGTCTGCGTTTGCGTCTGCCGTGACCAGCAGGCTGATGTCAATGTCTTCACCAGACTTGAACATGTCCAGACCAGTCATGAATTCACCGTCAACCAACTGCTCGTTAGCGTCAATACCACCAGCAAGTTCGATAAAGAGGCTTCCACCTTCCTTATCGGTCACTGTGCCGTCTGCGCCAGAAGACAGTCCCTTGATAACCTGTGTCAGAGAAAACTCACCGTAGATCGGAGAGATTTCCAGAACAGAGTCAGCCCAAGAGAGAACCTTTGCCGAAATTGTGTTGTATCCAGAACCACCGTTGATGACCGTGTAGCCACTTACGTGACCGGCGTTGTCGAGGTTGGCTTGAATCAAGGCACCAGTTCCAGGACCAGTAATCGTGACGTTTGGAGCGAATGTGTATCCGTTGCCAAGGTTCGTCGGAGTCAAAGCGATGATGCGTCCGTTTGCGTTTACCGTTACTGCTGCGGTTGCGCCAGATCCGACTGCATTAGCAACTGCGGAAGCTGTCGTGTATCCAGAACCACCGTTTGTCACAGTGATCGAAGAAACCGTCGAACCACTCAGCACTGCCGTTGCAGTTGCGCTAGATCCGTTACCAGAGATGACGACAGTAGGAGCAGTGACATAGCCCGTTCCACCGTTGGACACCGGGATCGAAATGATCTTGCCAGTGTTGTAAGTGATTGTTCCAGCCGTTGCGCCAGTTCCTACTGCGTCGATAGTTGCAGTAGCGGAAGTGTATCCAGATCCGCCAGAGTCAACCACAACACTAACAACCTGTCCTGCGGTCGGACCAGTTCCAAGAACTGCGTGTGCCGTTGCGCCCGTACCGTCGCCAGAGATGCTGACAGTCGGCACGCTGGTGTAATCAGAACCACCAGAGGATACCGGGATAACCGTAACTGCGCCGCCGCCAATTGTGATCGTTCCTGCTGTTGCACCGCTACCAGATGAAATCGTTGCCGTAGCAGAAGTGTAACCAGTTCCAGGAGCAGTTACCGTGATGCTGACAACCTTGGTTGCGTTTCCGCCAGTTCCAAGATTTGCAACTGCGATTGCTCCAGTACCGTCGCCGCTGATGAGCACGTTCGGTGGAACCAAGTAGCCAGAACCCTGTGCGCTTACCGGGATGGTCAAGATACCACCAGCACCGATAACAACCGTGCCAAGGATTGCGCCGCTACCGCTCGAAACTACTGCGCCGGTTGCGTCTGCTACTGTTTCACCAACGATGAAGTCGCCCGTTACGTTGTTCAAGGCAATCTTTTGTGCCATCGTGTCGAAGTCGGTGTGCTTGTCGCCGCCCCAATTTGCAAGCGGTGTGTCGAGACCCAACTCAGAAGCCGTTGGGTGATCCATCCACCATACGTACTTCGATTTGCGGTTCAGAACTTCAGGGTAGTACATCGTGCTGCCATCTTCGTACTTTGCATCCGGGCACTTTGACAAGAATGCAAATCTCTCAAGAACTGTGTCCGGTGTGCCGGTCCAGAATCCCAAAGAGTCGATGACTACGACGTGAATTTCGTCCTTCGAGCCGCCGCCATTTGCGACAACTGCGGAAGTGTTCGGGGCACCTGGAAACTCCAGCTTGTATGCCCATGCAGCGAAGCTGTCCTGGTCAGCCATCGAGACAGCGATGCTGTTTCCAAGGGTTCCAGGATACTTTGCAGCGAATACGCCAAGATTGCTATCACCGAAGGAGAAGTTGTTCAGGTAAGCATCGTGGTTCGGAATCAGAACACCCTTACCGATTGCGGTTGCGTTCTTGTGACCAACAACATATCCAGAACCGCCAGCTACAACTGTGTAGCTCACAACTTTGTCGGCTGTTCCACCACTACCAAGGTTGGCTGTGATGACTGCGGCAGTTCCCACTCCAAGAACGATCACTGTCGGTGGAGCCTGATAGAACTCACCAAGTTGGATCGGGTGTACGGCTGTGATAGTGCCGTTGTCGTCAACTTCGATCTGTGCGGTTGCTCCACGTCCGGTTCCATCGCCGTCTGCCGGGATGACCGAAATTGTGCTTCCCTGCTTTACAACACGCACGACCTGCATCGCACTTCCGTATGCCAAGAAGTTGGAAGCAGAGAACCAATTGTTTGCACAACCGTTGTCGGGCTTTCCAAAGGTACTCAGCAATGTAAGCTCACTATCAATGAGCGTCGGCTTAAAGGCTGGACCCCATGCAAACGGTCCAGCGATTGCACCAACCGTAGTGCCAACCGCAGGAATAATTGTAGTAAGGTCAATTTCTGTTACATTGACACCTGGACTGATTTGAAAACTCATGTTGGTCTCCTTCTGTTAGTTCATTTCAACCAATCTTGTGATCGAAAAATGCTTCACATCCTATTTAGGCTAAGGGTCTTTTCGAGATTTGATATCTCTACAGACGGAAGCCATCGTCTGTGTCTACTTGGAAGTAATCCATGCCGGAACCGAGGCCGTGAGTCATTCCAAATCCAACGGGAGCAAACCCGTCTTCGGCTTCATCGTAGTCCTGCTTCAACTGGCTATACACGTCAACGTCAGTAAGTTCCTTGAAGTACTTCTGGTTGCACAGCCAACCGAAGTTGACTAAACACATCGCCAAGTCATCGTGTTTTCCTTCTTCCGCCGAGTACGAACCTCTCGTATTCTGCACGAAAGAATGAAGTTCAAGGATGATATGGTAGTCTCTAATCATCACCTTTCCGCTCTCAATTAGGGTTTTGAGATTGGAACATCCGATTCTCTTCGTCGCTTTGTTGGCCCGAAGACCAAATTCGACGTTCTTCGTGAATCCACCACCAACTTGGGTTCCCTTAGCCTTGGTAGTGGTTGTAATCAAATTCTCGTACTCCAAGTCAATTTGGAGCGTCTTAGCAACGTCGTTATCGTTTGTCTCCACGAGAACGTATGCACCATTGTATTTAGTCGCCGCCTGTGCTATTTCATCGGGGAAGAGCATAGGCGAGATCTTATCCGACTTATATTTGGCTACTACGATATACGGCATTGCGGTAATGTCCACGACGATGAACGCCGACGAGTCCAATTCCTTGCCGCCTGCCACGTCCGCACACAGCACGTACTGGTGATTTGGCTTCGGTTCCTCGTAGACATCAAGGAACGCCCTTGAGCCGTCAGCGAAGCGACTATACTTCGTCAGTTCGTACTGCTTGATCGGACTAGTCCATTTCATAGCGGTCAGACATTCCGGCGAAAGCAAAGTCGAGGATGATCCGATAAACTCGCACTCAAATTCCTGCCGGAACTGTTGTTCGCTTGTCTGAGCAACGATGTCTTCTTTCCAGGCTTTGTCACGCAGGCCGCTGCCATCCGGCTTCGGAACCATCGACCAGTGAATGGCGAACGGTTCATAACCATTCCACTTCAGAGATGCGTCATATTGCGGGTCGTTAGGGTTACGAGCGTGGTTTGCTTCCGTCCACATTTTGTGGAACATGTTCATACCTTTCGGTGTGCTGACGATAATGACCTTGGTGCTGGCACCGGACGAGATCGTCGGGTAGACGGAGTTGAAAAATTCTTCTGCGATGTGTTCCGGGACGAATGCAAACTCATCAAGGAAGATCAGGTTGTAGGCGTTACCACGGATTGCGTCAGATGCGGTCGAGTTAGCTGTGACTTGGCAACCATTCTCAAGAACGATGTTACCTTTGTTCCATTCCACGACGCCTTGCTGCATCCACTGTGGGATGAGCATGTACGCCTTCTTCAAGTCGGTCAGGAGCTTCTGTGCCGTCTTGAATTTGTTAGCTAGGATTGCGATGTTTTGACTTTCTTTGAAGAGGATGGTCCACAAAAGAAAGGCGCACGTCGTGATCGACTTTCCGACCTGACGAGGACACTTCACGATGTTGAAACGATTGCGGACGAAGTTCCTAATCATCTGTTCCTGGAAGGACCAGAGATTGAATGGGATTTCACCTTTGTCTACGTTCACAATACGGACGTAATTCTTGACAAAGTAAATCGGATCATTGAAACACTTTTGGT